TCCTGGCTCTCGATGTTGGTCAGACCGTAGCGAACGTCACCCGATCGTGTCCACGGCGATCGTGCAGAAATGTGCACCAAGATGTCGTCGAGACGCTGTGCGTGGTCAGCCGAACAGTCGGCGGTACTCGGCGTGGGCGAGCTCCTCGGCGGCCATGCGCGTGTAGCGCCCAACCATCGCGGGCGACTTCCATCCGGCGATGGAGCGCAGCGCGGTCTCGCCGCCCTCGGCGAGCAGCCAGCGCCGGGCCAGCGCCCGGCGGAACGTGTGCGCCGACACGTCGACGCCGGCCTCGTCGCGGCGGCGGTCGAACATCTGGCCGATGCCGTTGGACGACAGCCGCCCGCCGCGCTCGCCGACGAACAGCGGGCCCGGCTCGTAGCCACGCCGGCGCAGCCACCGGTCGAGCAGCCCGAGCGCATCGACGTCGAGCGGGACGCTGCGCGGTGTGCCGTTCTTGGTCTTGCGGATCGACAGCGTGCCGGCGTCCATGTCGAGGTGCTCGAGATCGAGCGCAGCGACCTCGCCGCGACGCATGCCCGTCGCCCACAGCACAGCGAAGATCGCTGCGTCACGCCGGCCGGCGATCGTCGTCTTGGGGCACGCGGCGAGCAGCCGCCGGTAGTCGACCTCGGTGGCCACCTTGACCGGTGTCTGATCGACCTCGGGTGAGCGCAGCCGCGCCGCCGGGTTCACGTCGAGCTCGCCCTCGGCGACGAGCCACGAGAAGTACGAACGCATCGCCCGGAAATCGACCGAGGCGGTGCCCGGCGAGGTGGCCTCGAGGCGGTCGCCGAGGTAGTCGCGCAGATCGTCGATCGTCGCGTGCACGAGCTGGCGTTCGCCGCCGAGGCGTTCGGCGAGGCGCTCGAGGCTGTACACGTAGTTCTTGAGCGTGGCGGGCGAGCGGTCGGTGGTGCGCCACCACCGGCTGTAGGACTTGATCATCGGAGGAGCTCCTCGGGTTTCATGGTGGATGTCACGAACCGCTTTGAGGCTCCCCCGACGCTCCTACGTCGAGGTGAAAATGCCGTCTGACCTGGTGTTTTGTGGGCGTGACGGGACTCGAACCCGGGACCTCCACCGTGTCATGGGCATTCCTGCATAGCGGTGCGTAATGGAGCATACACGAGCAACGTCCCTGGTCACGTGACCAGGGCGGATGGATGTCACGGCTCGTAATGGCCTGCGGATGGATGTCAATTCGGGCGACCTCCATCCGCGGCTAATCGCGGGAGCCGGGCCAGATGATGAGCAGGGCGACCCAGACGATGAGCACCCACGCGGCGAGCGTGACCGTCGAGTGGTCGAAGCTCACTCGGGTTCGTCGTCGTGCCGCCGGCGCCGGCGCAGCCGCGGGTCAGCCTCGAAGATGCCGAGCATGAAGCGCATCATCCGCAGGGCCGCCACGGCTGCCAGGACGGCGCCGACGATGAACGCACCGGCGACGGTCAGGTTCGACCAGTCGACGGCGCCGACCATCTAGAGGATCTTGATCGTGAGGATCACTGCGCAGATGGCGGTGATGATGTTGGCGATCGTGTTGAGCGAGATTTGTTCCACGGTCACTCCTTGTCGGCGAAGTCGTTGAACGTGACGGCCTCGACTGTGATGGCCGGGCCGAACTTGGCGTCGAACCCGGCGAGCGAGCCGCCGTCGATGCCGGTGACCTTCCCGTCGCCGTAGACCAGCGCGGGCTGGCCGGTGTCGCGGTTGATGATGATGAACGCCATGTCGACGTCCTCCTCGGGTTCAGGGGTCGGGGTCGGTGGGATCGGCGCGGGGTGCAGCTCGGCGGCGACGTCGGCGCGGAATGGGTCCATCTGCCACGAGCTCGAGCCGCTGGCGTACATGCTCTGCCCGGCCGGGTCGACCTTGCGGCCTGGTGCCCACTCGTGGTGCGCTCGCACGAGATCGGCCCGGATGTCGTACGCGGCGCACAGCGCGGCGCACAGGGCAACGTAGGCCGTCTGCTGGGCTTGTGGCCACGGTTCACCGACGCCGTTGTTCGCTGCTTCGATGCCGATGGCGTGGGTGTTCATCTGGTCGTCTGGGCAGCCACCGGGCCACGGCGCCGAACCGGAGCCGTTGGTGTTCGTCGCCCCGCCGGCGATGACCCACACCTCGCCGGAGCGTGACAGGTACAGGTTGGACAGCGGTGCGTTCTCGCTGCCGCTGGTGATGTAGGCGACGTCGCCGTCGGGGTCGCTGCCCGGGTTGCTTGCCGTGTGATGCGCCATGAGATGCGTGGGCCGGCCGGTGTCGTAGCCGCCACTGCCGCGGGCACGGCGCGGCCAGCCGTCGACCTCGTGGACGACGAGCCCGGCGCTGCGGCACACGGTGGCCAGCGAGTCGAGGTACCTACTCCCCACCGGCGACCACCTCGGCGGTCAGCGCGGCGAGCAGGCGCACCACACCGGCGCGGCGGACTGCTCGGCGAGCTGCGTCGGGCTCGTGCTCGAGGGCGTCGATGATCTGGCCGATGATGAACAGCCGCGTCGGGATCGGGTCCGACGCGTCGTAGGCGTCTTCCGGGTCGACGTCGCCGAAGTCGGTCACGGTGTCGGGTTGTCGGCCAGGTACGCCTGCAGCGCGCCGAGCAGTTCGGCGTCGGAGATGACGCCCTGGTCGTTGCCGGGCCGTTCGACGCCACCGGCGACGGCCGAGGCGTAGTCGTCGGCGAAGCCGGGGGCGGCGGCGATGAACCAGACGTGGCGCACCGACCAGCTGACCGGACCACCGGCGTCGGGGTCGATGTCGTCGACTTCGACGGCGGCGGCGGCGGCCAACCGGTTGACGAAATCCTCGTCGGTGCTGAGCAGTGCCTGATCTGAGTAGGCCATGGTGGGTGGTCCCTTCGTGATGGGTTATGGGCCAAGGTCGATGACGTACAGGGCCGACGCGGCGATGTTCAACCAGCCGGCGGCGGTCGACGCCTGCACCTGCACGTTGCACGGCGCGGCGGCCCCACCGGCGCGCAAGGCCACGACGTTGAACGTGTTGTAGGTGCCTTGGTTCATCGTTTCGATGCTCTGACCGATGTTGAACGTCCCGGCCTGACCGGCCCACATGACCCGGACACCGCTATCCGCGTTCGTGTCGGTCGCCCCTTTGCGACCCTGCCCGACGTACAGGATGAGGAATTGGTGCCCGGGCGCGTCGGTGTAGTCGACGCGTAGACTGTTGAGGTAGATCCACGCGGCGGCGATCCCGGTTTGCTCGGCGGCGACGTACGCGTTGCCGATGTAGCCCGGGGCGACCGCCGCGTCGATCGCGCTGACTTTGGTGGTGATGTCGTTGACCGCAGCGGCGAGGGCGTTGTGGTCGGCGGCGTGGGTGTCGAGCTGCGGCGTCGCGTTCGTTCGGTTGATCGGCAGTACGGGCGGGGGCCATGCCATGTCGGTTACTCCTCTGTTCCGGCGGTGTTGACGATCCCGCCGCCGTAGTTGACTTGCCCGGTTGCGGCGTCGCCCTTCGGGCCTTGCGGCCCTGTCGAGCCGGTCGGGCCGGCTGGTCCTTGCGGGCCGGTGGCGCCTGTCGCGCCGGCTGGGCCGGTCGGGCCGGGCACGGTTGAGGCGGGGCCGGTCGCGCCGGTGTCGCCCTTGACGCCTTGCGGACCGGCCGCGCCAGGTGTGCCCTGTGCTCCGGTGTCACCCTTCGGTCCCTGCGCGCCGGTGGCGCCGGGCGTACCGGCGGGCCCCTGGGCACCCGTCGCGCCGGTCGGGCCGGGCGGGCCTGCGGGTCCGGGCGTGCCGGCCACTCCGGGGATTTCGTCGATGGTCACTGTGGTCATCGGATGCTCACAGGGTCTGGGTCAGCGTGGCGACGTTGACGGATGATTCGAAGCGCGCCGGGGTGATCAGGTGGTCGAAGCCGACGATGACGCCGTGCAGCACCATCGGGTGGATGTGGGTGCGGGTGACGGTGACGGCCCGGCCGGTGTCCAGGTCGACCAGCGCGGCGAGCCATCCGGCGTCGAGCTCGGTGTCGGTGTCGAACGCCGTGACGTGGCGCACGATGTACGCCCAGCGGTTCGTGTAGCGCACGACCAGCGCGGCGGCGTCGTCGGCGTGGGCGAATGCCAGCCCCGACATCGGGAAGCCCATCGCCTTCGACTTGCGACCGAACCGGGAGATCGACACTTCGTCTTCGGCGCGCACCACCAGTTGCGGCTCGTCGGAGTTGGAGATCACCGCGACGTTGAGGATCTGCGACTGGTCGGCGCCGAACGAGA